GTAGTCGTACTTGTTACTAACGCCGACCCGTTAGAAGTAGGGCAAAGCGTAACTATCGCTGGCGTTGACGCAACGTTTAACGGTACTTATACCGTCGCTGCGTTGCCCGAATATTATTTTACTGGCGTAGACGAACAAGGTTTCTTTTTATACGACATAGAACTACCGATAGCAAACCAAGTTTTATACGCTAAAACCGCTGACAATGTAAACATAGTTGCAGCGTCCGGCACGTTAACAACTACGCCCGTTTGCACGTGGATAACGGCAGCCCAGATAGAGGACTGGTTAGGTATAGGTACAGCAACGGCAGCAGATACAGCGTTTTTAACACAATGCGCGGCAGCGGCTAACAATTTTTGTTACGCCAGAAGGCGCGAAGCTGGTTACAAAAACGAAAGTTTAACGACCGTACCAAATGGCGCAGTTAGTTTGGGAACGATTATGTATGGTGGCGCGTTGTATCGTCAGCGCGGCGGCGTACAAGATTTTGCGTCGTTTGACGGTTTAGGTACGGCTAATAGTTTTGGTTTGTCGCCAATGATTAAACAGCTGTTAGGCGTCGATAGGCCAGCGGTTGCCTAATGCCACAAAACTTTACAGACCTATTTAATACGTCGCTAACTAATTTGACTGCAACGCTTACAGCTGTAACAGGTTTACAAGTAGTGAACGACCCGCGAAACCTAGTACCGCCTTGCGCTTTTATTGACGCGCCAAGCTTTGAAGCGTTTAATGCAAACATTGTAAAAATGTCGTTTCCCGTACGGGTAATAACTTTAGGCCCGGGCAATTTGGACGCCCAACGCAGCTTACTTAACCTGGCTTCGCTGGTGCTGGGTGCTAATGTGGGCGTTACGGACGGTAGGCCTACAGAAGCTTTAGTAGGCGGCGTGGCTTACCCTGCGTATGATTTAACGGTAACAATGCAAGCACAAACGGCATAAGGATAAACAAATGATTAGCTATATGGTTACTTCGGACAGGTTAGGCGGGTTTAAACGTGGCGATACTGTAACCGATAAAGATTTAGAAGGCGTAGACGTCGAAGCGCTTGTAGACGGCGGCCACCTATCCACGCAAAGCACTAAAAAATCTGGTAAAACTAAAGAGACAGAAACAGCAAAGGACTAACCAAATATGGCAACTACCGTTTATCTTTCAAACCCAGCGCTTACGATTAACGCTGTAAACCTTACAGACCAGGCAACCAGCGCCGTTTTGACATACAACTACGAACAGCTTGAAACTACCGCATTTGGCGACACGGCCCGTAAATACGGCGGTTCGTCTGTAACTTCGTTGCAAAACAATACTTTTGAAGTAACGCTTTATCAGAGTTACGCAGCGTCAGAAACCGAAGCAACTATTTATGGTCTTGTCGGTATTCAAACAACTATCACGGTTTCAAATACTGCTGCTGGTCTTGTAACGCCAAGTGCAACCGAACCAAAATACACGCTTACCGGCGCATACTTGGAAAGCCACACGCCAATTAACGCAAGCTTAGGCGAATTGTCGACTATTACGCTTACGTTTACCGGCGGCACACTTACTAAAGCAACGTCGTGATTACGCGGCTTTGGCCGCTGAGAACTACAAAAACAAGCAACGCTAATAAGGCGCTGCCCTACGAAAGGCAAATATGCAATTAACACTAAAAGCCGTATTTAAAGACGGCAACAGTTACGAAGTACAAACTAATTTAATGACCATAGTTCTATGGGAAAGAAAATATAGGCGCAAAGCTTCCGACATAGCTAACGGAATAGGCGTAGAGGATTTGGCCTATATGTGCTATGAAGCCAGCCGCTTAAACGGAATTACCGTACCTAGTTCGTTAGACGCTTTTATTAATAGCCTTGTAAATATTGAAGTGGTAGACCAGGCCGCCGATTTAAAAGCAGACCAGGCACAGTAAGTTATCTTATGGCTGAAGTGTTAGTAACTTGCCATTACTGGCCTAGCCATATCGAGTTTGGCATTTCCGATTTGTATACAGTCGTAGACATATTGAACAAGCAGAATAAAACTTATGTCTAGTCCGTTTACTTTAGAAATATCAAACGTTAAAGAAACGTTGGCTGAATTAAACAAATTTGACAAGGTTTATAGGCGCGAAGTTACCAAACGGATTAAAGGCGCTGGCGCTGAAATTATTACTACAGCCCGTCAGTTAATAGGCGACGTGCCGCCTTTATCGGGTATGGTGCGCGGCAAACTTATTAAAGGCCGCGAGGTTTACTGGGATAATAAAACCGCTAAAGCTGGTTTAAAAATTAAGGTAGGTAGACGCGCTAGCAAAGGCGGTACGGTTCAATTTAAAGACCAATTCGACGCCGAAAATAACCCGCGCGAAAGCCATAGCGTAACTTTTAAGGCTAGGCCTTACCAGCTTATGGTCGCCCAACAGTTAGATGCGGCAGGCGCAATTTATGACCACGCCGGCGCAAAAACAAAAAATACTAATTTTGTTAATAATTTAAATGTCGAAGTTGGTACGCAGCCACGCGCAATAGACCCAGCGGTAGAAAAAAACCGTAAAACAGTAGAACTAGCTGTAGTAGAAATAGTTGACGAAGTATCAAAAGTTTTAAACAAAAATTTGAAGGCCCGCTATGGCAATTAACATACCGATTATTAGCACGTTTGACCCTAAAGGGTTAGACGCTGCCGAAAGAGCTTTAGGCGGGTTAAGCGGTTCAGCTGGCAAAGTTGGCAGCATTTTAAAGGCTTCTGTAGTACCTGGTCTTATAGCTGCCGCTGGTTCAGTATTGGCGTTTACTAAAGGTTTAAACCCAGCTATACAAGCCGCCAGCGATTTAGGCGAAAACACAAGCAAAATAAACGTAATTTTTGGCGACGCCGGTAAAGCCGTAACCGATTTTGCTAAAACTGCAGCGCGTGAAATCGGACAAAGTCAAAATCAGGTCTTAGCTGCCGCTGGTACTTTTGGCACTTTTGGTAAAGCGGCCGGTTTAGCGGGCGACCAGTTAGCGACGTTTACAACTGACTTTATTACTTTGTCCGCCGATTTAGCGTCGTTTAATAACTCGACGCCAGACGAAGCCATTAACGCTATTGGCGCTGCGTTACGTGGCGAAGCTGAACCGTTAAGGCGTTTTGGGGTTTTGCTTAACGACGCCACGCTTAAAGCTGCCGCTATGGAATTGGGCATATATTCGGGCAGCGGCGCACTAACAGCCCAGCAAAAGATTTTAGCTGCACAAAAAGTTATTTACGAACAAACGGGCGATGCGCAAGGCGACTTTGCTAGAACTTCTGACGGGTTAGCTAACCAGCAACGTATTTTAAGCGCACAATTAGAAAACGTAAAAATAAAAATTGGTGAAGCATTACTACCAGTATTTACAAAACTGGTTAAATTTGTTAACGATTTTGTAGTACCAGCATTAGACAAATTTGTAACTTCGCTTACAGGCGGTAACGGTGTTAGCGAAAGTATCGCGCAAGCTATTGCAGCTTTTGGCCCGTTTGGGCCTTCGATAGTTGGCGGTATGCGCCAAGCCGTAGGCGCTATGTTGCAGTTTGTACGTACGGCAGCTATTACGTACGAAAGCATTAAAGCGGTAACGACTGCCGCAAAATTCTTTAAAGGTAATGTTGTCGGCGCATTAAAAGACTTTGCGTTAGTTGTAGGCGCGGCAGGCATAGCGCAAACTACACGCAAATTAGAACAAGACAGTAACGCGTTTTTTGACGGTTTATTAAACCGCGTTGAAGGCATTACAAGCGCTGTAGCAAGCCAAAATAAAGCAATTACGGACGCTGAAAGCCGTTACGAAGGCTGGGGTAAAAAAATTGCCGGCGTTACAACTGGTTTAGAAGGTTTAGGCGACGGCGACGATACTAAAGGCGGCGGTAAAAAAGGTGCAGTAAACAAAGTAACTGAAGCCGTTAAAAATGCTTCAGAAGCTTTAAATAAAGAAATGGGCGACGCTTTAGACGCCGCTAAAGACCGACTTAAAAAAGCGCAAGATGCTTTTAACGATTTTTACAAATCGGTTAGCGACGTTGTAAAAGGCGCTTTAGATTTCGGTGCAGCATTTGAGGAAGGCGGCGAGGACGCAGGCAGCACGTTTTTTACAGCGTTACAAAAACAAGCCGATAAAGCTAAAGAATTTGCAAGCCTTGTAGAACAACTGTTAGCAGCGGGTTTAGGTAGTGAAGCGTTACAACAAGTAATTGACGCTGGCATAGATAGCGGCGCGGCTATTGCTAAAGAACTTTTAAAATCTAGCGAAAACGTTTTACGGGCTAACAAACTTGTAGCCGAAACTAACGCAATAGCTGAAGCCATAGGCAATTTATCTGCCAGTCATTTTTACGCAGCTGGCGTATCTAACGCGCAACAATATTTAAAGGGCGTCGAAGCGGCTATGGCTGTAGCGCAAGCAAAGTTAGGCAAAAAAGGTATTACTCTTGCAGACGTTAAAGGCATTGGTGCAGGGTTTGGCGACGCTATCAGCAGTACGCCCGGTTTAACCGCGCCTACTATGCCTAGCGTTATACCGGTAGGCGCACCAACAGACAAAGGCCAGCCGTTAGGCAACGTAACCGTAAACGTTAATAGCCAGCTAGCTACCAAAGCCGAAGTGGGCGAAGCTGTAAACGACGCGCTACGCGCTTATAACCGTCTAAGCGGCCCGTTGCAGTTGCAAATCGCGTAATGGCTGGCGTAGCTGTAGTTGGTTCGGGTAATTACGAACTGTTTATAGACACGGGCTTTATTCAAGACGGCTTTACACTCGACGACGCTACAGCAGGCGTTTTAGATAATACGCAATACGTTTTAGACGGTACTACTAACTTTGCAGCAGTTTTAGACGGCTGCGTAAACGTGCG